ATGTCAAATTCTCAGCCGAAGGCTAAAAGACGCTTAAAACGCCCCCAGTAACACGCGACGTGTATCGAGAGCGGCAAAGCCGTGCTCAGCCCATCCATAGAGACCAGCACGTCGTTGACGATGTAAAGTATCATCTTCAAAAACTTCCACTGGGGCACGAACCGGCATCACAAAGCTATCGCGGTTGCGCAGGTCAAGACCAACCACTAGCTCAGCTTTGCTTCCGGGGAATGATCCCGACAGGTCGTTAGTGTAGAAGTTCTGATACTCTTGACTTTCACCAAGCTCATCCAACGTGTGAAGATTCACATTAAAGATGCGAGTCAAAAGACCACCGTCAGACACGATTAACTCACGACGAGTGACCGGATCAACTTCGTCAACACCCCAGTTACGGATGTCTTCGATTCCCTCGGGACTGAGGTAAAGATCAGTCAGCTCTCCACGATTAATTGAAGTAGAGTTGCCGCCTCCGTTCCGTCTCATGATAACTTTCATGAGAGAAACAAGTCTCTTGCTAAACTGGCCAGCGGAGGCATCTCCATCATAAATCATAACGTTGCGATCAGCACCAGCAGAGATCAAGGTGTGCCAGCCGTCGTCATTCATCTTTTTGACAAACGAACCTTGAAGCACATCCATTGCACGACCAACAACGTCCCATCTCGCGTCACGAGCATACTTGAGCAACCAATCAATAGACGCACCCACATCATAAGTGGGGACCATGACGTAGTCACCTTCAACATGCCGTTCCGGGATGCGACCGTGATTAGGAATCGTGTAGGCCACAAATTCCTTCTCAGTGCCCGGAGCTAAGAAATCCAACGGGAACTCAGAGGTGGCACCGGGAGCCAAACGAATTGGCTCAAAAATACCATCAAGAATATCGCCGCTCATCACGCCCTTACGAAGAGGGATCTCAAGAGCCTTAGCAAGTTCGCGAGTGGCCCCAAGAGATTCCTCTCGGTTCATTGATCCCGCTCTCGTGAGCAGGTCATTCATTTCTGAAGTAGGTTCAAAATATTTCTTAGACATTATATATCTCCAATTATTGTTTTAAATTAAACGATGTTAATATCGACTTTGCAATAGCCATCAGCGTCTTTTGTAGACAGGAAACGACCCACTACAGTACCGGCGGAAAATTGACTAGAGGTAACTAGGTTGCCATCAGTACCCATATAAGCCTGTTCGCCAAACACGGGCGTTCCAGAAATCATATTGGTCACCACCCAGCCACGACGAAGCAAGAGAACCTTATTCCCCTTTTGAACTTCATCTTTAGCAAAGTTGATGTGTTGCTTAGTTAAGTCTAGATTAACCACATCGTTTAAAAGCAATCCAGCAGGATGCTTCGCCACAGCTTCGCTAGCATTAGCTGGCTTTGCAACGACTGCAGTTGAATCGTCCATAGCAGCACCCGAGCCTTGGCTGGTATAGCATACCACAATACCACGCTCAGTTACTTCATTCATAAAAAAGCTAAGATCAGTTAAGTGTTCATCTCTATCTGGTCTCAATGCCATGATTTACTCTCCCGATGTTGAGTTGTTGTTTAAAATAACGGTTTCTACCCAATTAGCCAAGCTGCTCCGAGTAGTTTCCAGTTCTTCGTCTTCACCAACGCTAGCGTCAGCTTCAACAGAAAGAGGAAAAGACTCTTCAGCTTGCACAGTCTCTAATACTTCTTCATCTGCTTTCTCTTCTAAGGCTTCTTGAGCCTCGGAAGTATCAGCCTCTTCAGCAACTTCTTCTTCTGCGCTTTGAGACGTATCGGGCTCAACCACGGCATCCGAAGTTTTCGTATAAGCCGAAAGAGTGACAGCTAGCGCTTCAAATTGATCATCGCTTAAATCTGCGAAAGTCTCTAGTTTAGCACCAGCCTCTTCTTCTGAAAGGCCAGCTTCAATAAGAGAAGCTTTCCGAGCGCGACTTTTTTCAATAGCTCTCATTTCGGCAACTTCAGCATCCAACTTAGCATGAGCTTCATTAGATGTTTCAAGAGCAGATGTAAGCTCTTCTGCAGCAGACTGAGCTGTCTCTAACTCTTTAGTCAAAGCTTCAATTTGCTCTTCGCTGGCTTTTGCTTGCTCAGTCAGTTCGTCGATAGTTTTTTCATACTTCTCAACGCTGGCTTCAGAAAGCTTATCAACCAAATCTTTATTTTCTGCTTGCGCAGATTCAAGAGCAGTCTTTAACTCTGCAATCTGTTCATTTAAGATTTCATTTGACATATCGCAACTCTCCTGTGTGTCAGAACAATTAAGGTTATCTATTTTCATTATTACACCATTTTCATTTAAAAACATGTTTTTAGATGAAATCGACGCTTTATTAAATTCAAATACTCGATTTTGATCAAATATGATACTTTCGGGATTAGCTGGACGATCAACAAATCCCTTTCCGCTAAAAGTAATACTTCGTAACAAACGCCCAACTTGGTGATCTTGATATTTACCAGTTCCACCGTAAGAGCGCAAATGCTGTGTTAAAAAGGCTGTCTCATCATTTCGAGCCAGTATGTGGTTTTTGCCATTTGGAGCCACTACAGCGTAGTCAAACCCTCTGAAAATACACTCCATAGAAACATGTTTCTGGCCGCCCTCGATTTGACTAATAAGGTCCAATGCACGTTTTTGATATGCTTCGTCTTGCCACTGTTTATAAATAACAGAGGACACTAATATATGATAGTGATCTGGGAGGTCTTTAGGATCTACATTTTCATCAATTAAATTAAAATTCTTATCCACAGCCCAATTATCAATCATTCCACCTACAATCTGCTTTTCATCATGCTCTAAGTTAGTAGGCTTATACTTAGGGGTGTCTTTAGAAGCCCAAACCTCTTCTTTGGAAAAAACATCATCGTTCTTGTTCCAAGAGGTCGTAACCAAAATAGAGTACACATGATAGATATCCGCATCTTCTTTAGCTGCCTTAGCAAAAGGTAGGGGCTTCCAATTCTTTTGAATTTCGGCAGGTTGATCACTAAGAAGAACTGGAGCCTGATAAGCTATAGAGGCATTAGCGGAAATTAACGATTCCAAACCAGCATCTTTTTCGGCTTGAAAAATTTCTATTTTATTATTCATATTTTTACCCTATTCACAGTGCTCGACGTAGAAAGTAGCACGTATATTTCTAATTTCATCAATACTAAGTTTTCTATTCATATCATGAGAAGCGTTAGTAATCCACTCCTCACACTTTTGAATTACACCATTTGGCAACTTTTTGGCCAATCCTACTCGAATGGCTTCTGCATCAACTGGCTCTAAGTAATTAAGACCACATAAAACAGAGAACTTAATTTGTTCGGACTCATTAAACTCTCCAGCTGTTAAGCTCCGCATGTTCTTTTTTTCAAATCTATTAAGAATTCCGGGATTTAAAATTTCAGATATTTTTACTTGAGCTTCCTTAGCCCATAATTCAATAGAAGCTTTATTCTTAGGTTTGAACTCTCTTGGCTTACGAGTCTCAACATCTTTAGAATTTGGAGGCCGTCCGGGAGATCCGGGAGGTGCAGATTCACTGTTTCGAGGTGGTGCCTTAGGTTGCTTCATATCTAATGCAGCCCTATCGCCTTTTTTCTTTTTCAGCTCTACCCCTACTTGACTTGGAGATGCTACTCCAGTTTGTAAAGCGATCTTTTCCAAACCATACTGTTTATCTACAGAATGATAGGGACTAATTTTCTCTAAATCTTTAGACACTCTAACTTTCTCCTCATCCACTACACGCCGTCTCTCGATATCGGGCTTGGCCTTAATATGTCGTTGTACAAACTCATCACTTACAATATTTCTATCGGCCATATTGACTAAGAGATTAGCTACTGACGTGGGATCATCCAAATACATAAAATCAAATTCAACTTGAGCTGGAAATCTAAAACCCATACTCTCTTGGACTATCTTTAACTGGACATTCCAAAATTCCAGCAAAGTATTACGAACATAACTTAGACGTTCGGTTAACGTTTTCAAAGAAATAAAATTGTTCGTTGTGCCAGTAGCTCCAAATGTCCCAGTTAACGTGGGAGGAATACCCAAGCATGCATAAATAGCCATGAGAGTAGGACGATACTTTTCCTCCCCTAAGAAGCGTTGCACATCTGTTCCTGTTTCAAGAAGCTCAATATCTGGACCCCAAACAATATCTGTTGTTCCGCCGCCAACATTGGCACCTAGTATGGATTGTAGGGTTGAAGCAGCTGCGGGAGTAGGAGCCAACTTGTGCTCTAAACTACCTAGTTTGAAAACTCTGATTTTAGAAATAGCACCGTCAAGAGCTGTTTTGTCGGCAAGCTTCAATCTCTCATATAATATAAGGTCATTAAAGCATGCATAAGTCATAGGATCGGCCCACTCTTGCCAATCATCTTTTTTATAAAAATAAACGAATGTTTTATCTTGAGGAAGTAAGACTCCCTTGTTGGTATCAGCAGCTTCTATGATCTCTTGAGGAACTTGCTCTAAAATCCCTCTTTCAAAAGGATCAGTAGAATTACGTAACTTTCTAATCATATTCACAATATGTTTAGGTAATTTCATTACGTATTTGCGTTCGCCAATCACACTAGCTAAAGGACCACCTATAGCTTCTATGGTCAAAGGGTCAATAAAATAATACTGCCAAGGGATTTCGTTTGTAGAAAAATCAGAAACTTTTAGGTCTGCAATCATATCAGGAGAGGCAACCGACTTCTGCATTTCCAATCGTTTTTGTCTATTAATCTTAGCAGTGCTCATTCTTATGGGAACATTTGCCTCTCTAAACAGCAAATTACAAAGTCGTTCAGAAACTTCTTTTCCACGAACACGATTAAACCAATCATTGTAGAATTTTTCTACTCTCTTATTTTGATGGACTAATCGAACGCCTTGGCAAGCAAAATCACCCATAAGGTCAATAGCATTTCTAATCAACCCTATTCTTCTATAGGCTGCGCGAGCAAAAGCAATAATATCTTTGGGTTTTTCTGGAACGGCTTGGTCCGGCCTGAAATAGTCATAGTCGCTATTTCTTAATCCCGGTCTTCCACTAAGATTAGTAGTTAAATCAGAAAAATCTCTAATACGCGAACTATATGAAGCGGTAGCGCTTTCTTGAATAGCCTTCGTATATATTTGAAGGTTCTTTTCTTGATCTGCCTTACTACCTTCCCAACTTACATAAGCTGGACCATCAGAAGGAAACTCTTCTTTAGCATTTGGAGATTTTTTTCTTGCCACTTTTATTGCCTATATAGAATAATAGTAATTGATGGAAAATCAATACCTATTGATTATTACACCAAGAGAATTAATTACGACGAATTCCAAAGCAAGTATTTTGATTCATTTGAGCCGCCCACTCTTGACCCACATACATTTGATTTGAGGTCTCCAATTTCATCATTCCCGGAGTAATTACTGTCCCTATATTATTGTATACAGGACCCGGAATCTCTCTTTGGGCTTCCCTAGCTAGCATATTAGCAATAACCAAGGCACTATAACGATCTTTTCTCATTCTTCCCTTTTTACCAGTATCCGTCTTGATCTCAGGAGTATCAAATCTTTCCCTACCCCCCGGAGTGATGGATACCACTACTGTCACGAGTTCGTCTTTCAATTCCTCTATTTCCATTACAGCATCTTCTAGAGTATCATACAATCTTAAAGCATGAGATTCTCCCACCTTGTCTTTTAACTGCCGGAAGGAGATCTTATCTTTCTCACTCATCAGACTTAAGCTAAGGGTGTCAAATCTCGGAAAAAGAAGAACCTTATCTTCCATGTCTTTTCTAAGTCCATGATTAGCCTGAGATGTCCATTCAGCCTTGGCAAACTGAACAAGATCTATAACATGATCTCCAGCAATTCGATCTGTATCTTTCTCTTTCTTTTCCTCAATAATGGGAAGGATTGGGCGTTCTCCCGTAAACATCTTATCATGATCTCTTAAACCTTCCGCTAAGGCGTATCCCCCACCTTGAGCATCGATACCTATTCTAACACAAGGAAATGTCTTATAAAGCTCTCTAATCTTTCTACAACAAAAACTATAATAATCATTAGCATCGGTTAAGCCAATTTGCCTGCGGCTTTGAAAATCCTTCTTATTAGTAGTCCATGTATATACTACACGGTGATGCTCTGGATGAATTTCAATTATGACTAAGGCAAAGTTATCCTGCTCAGAAGCTGGATCAATACCAAATACATATTTGAGATCAGGATTGCCTCGTGTCGCAGGATCAAACGGAGTGGAACACCATGGAGCCCAATCTACACTTTCACAGTTTCTATCATGAGCAATACATCCCTCAATAAGACTTCTTTTAAAAAATCCTTGACTATCAGATGTAAAACATGCCCCATACTCCATTTGATAGATTCCGTTGTGCATTGTAGCTCTAGCCCGTGCTACCTGCTGATCATCCATAAATCCCTCAGGAATTAGCTCATAGGGAATGCGAACTATAGAAAATGCTTTCCAGTCTAGACGCTTCATATATTCAGGAACTTCTTGGAGGTCATCTCCTTCTGCGTCCGCCGCTTTCTTGAAATCACCTTTGGTTTGGATCGTTGATTTATATTTCTTCCAATAAGAGGCAAAATGCTCAAA